TCGTTTACCCATCAAACGCAATGCGTTTCCACGAGAGCAACCGCATCGAACTACGCGCAAACGTAGTTGCAAATGGTCAGGTTGAAATCGGTCTATACGCATATGTTTGCGTAGTTAACCGCTACCCAGCAGCGTTCCGTAAGTTGAGCGTAGCGTAATCAATTAATCATGGGGGGGCGGTTGCTCCCGATCGCTCCCCCAGCAGTTTAGAGAGGATGAAATGCCAAGTATTATTACAGCGTCACAGTTGAGAACTGTACTTGGCGTTTCGTCTGCTCTTTACAACGATGCTTATCTCGATGACATCATCGACACATCTGAGGCAGTTATCTTGCCTCTACTTACAACTTTTGCATCACCAGTTGCCAAGGTTTCGCTGACTGATAATGTCGCAACCTTTACAACAGTAGGAATCCATGAGTTTACCGAAGGACAATCAGTTGTCATCGCAGGATGCGGAACCCCATTTAACGGCACTCGAACAGTCAATGCTGATGTTGATGCATACACATTTACAGCAAACATCACTAACGCCGATGTGCTTGAGCGCAATGTCATCCCTAGCGGATCCGCAACACTTACAGGCGCGACAACTTATGTTGGCGTCGCAGCTGTTGAATCAGCGATCCTTGTAGTTTCAGTTGAAGTATTCCAATCTCGTACCGCTCCAGGTGGACAGATTGAAGGCTTAGATTTCGCTCCGTCTCCTTATCGTATGGGACGCAGCTTGTTCAACCGCGTTGTAGGTCTTTTGGGACCTTACATCGATGTCGAGACAATGGCGCAATAATGCCAAGCACAATTCTCTCGGCTGTTCGTACTCCTCTTGCTACTGCTCTCGCTGGGGTTTCAGCAAACGTATTTGCATACGTTCCTGAGTCGATTCCAGCGCCTGCAGTTGTTGTCGTACCGGATTCTCCATACTTGGAGTTTGACACCATTGGCAAGGGAACCTTTCGATGCAAGATCAATATGACGATTACTTGCTGCGTTGCTTACAACAGTAACCCAGCATCACTCGATAATATTGAGCAACTAATAACAAGTGTTGTGGCGGTCATACCGAATGGATATGAAGTCCAGGCGGTAGACCGACCAACAGTTACAACAGTAGGCGCTAGTACATTGCTAGTCGCAGATATACGCGTGTCCACCTGGTACACGCAGACAGCATAAGGAGAAATCATGCCAACAACCGTAATCACGGGGCGCGACCTAGTCCTGACTATTGCAACGGTAAATTACGATGCGCAGACGACTAGCGTCACACTCACAAACTCACCAACTATCGACGTGTATCAGACACTCGATGGCAAGGCTTACAAGCACGTTGATGACCAATGGGAACTCTCTATTGATCTACTTGCAGACTGGGGCGCAGCTTCATCACTATTTGAGGCAATGTGGACAGCATGCGAATCAGCACCAAACACAACTCTTGCAGTTTCATTAACTGCGGTTACTGGTGCAGTATTTACTTGCAACGTTTTGCCAGTATTCCCATCAGTAGGCGGAGCAGCTCCAGGCGCTCAGACTGACTCATGGACTCTTACAGTAGTAGGAACACCAACAGAAAACTTCGCTTAACATCTAACAAACGGGAGCAAAGATGAAAAAGTCAATAACAATTACATACGCGTCGGGGGATCAGGCGACTTACATCGCCTATCCGCCTGATTTTGCAAAATGGGAAATGGCTAACAAAAAGTCCATCACCGAGTTTTCAGGAATGTATGACTTGCTATTTGTTGCACATAGCGCTATGAAGCGCGAGGCAGGTGGTAAGCCAACTAAGTCTCTTGAGATTTGGATGGAATCTATTGTTGATATTGAAGTAGGCACCGATAGCCCAAAAGCCATCAGCGAGGAAGTATCAGCCGACTCCTAGTCGAGTTAGCGATAGCAACTCAGATTCCTATGAGCGAGTGGACATCCGCTGAGGATATCCTTACGGCAATAGAGGTATTGGAGGAGCGCAATGGCAACTGACCCAATCAGTTATGATAAGCAGGAATTGCGTGGAATCATCAAAGCCTTCAAAGCCATGGATGAGGCAGCTGTTGAAGCTGCTAAAAAGGAATCATCTGCTCTTGCTGAATATGCTTCTGAACAGATTAAGAAAACGGCAGCGACTCGCGAGGTTTCAGGTATTGCTGCTCGTCGTATTGCTGACGGAGTTTCGATAAGTAAGTCCAGTAAGGTCGGTGAGTTTTCTTACGGCTTTGCTCGACAAAAGTTTTCAGGTGGCGGTACAACTTTGGATCTGCTTTACGGTATGGAGTTTGGCTCTAATCGTTTCAAGCAGTTCCCAACCCGTACACCAAAGAAGGGCAAAGGTAACTCCGGTTACTTTATTTACTCTACATTGCGAGCGATCCAGCCGGATCTCATCAAGCAATGGGAGGAAGCATTTGATCGCATCTTGAAGGAGTGGGACTAATGGCAGGTAATAGAACTCTCAAACTTTCCATCCTTGCAGATGTCGATAACCTAAAGAAAAGCCTGGATACTGGCTCTAAAGATGTTCAAACCTTTGGCGATAAGATTGACAACTTCGGCAAGGTTGCAGGTGCTGCTTTTCTTGCTGCAGGTGTTGCTGCAACTGCCTACGCTGGCAAGTTAGCAATCGATGGCGTTAAAGCTGCTATCGAGGATGAAGCTGCACAGTTACGTTTAGCAACCTCTTTAAAGAATGTTACAGGCGCAACTGAGGGACAGATTAAGGCTACTGAGGATTACATCCTAAAAACCTCTTTGGCTAAAGGCGTCACAGATGATGAACTCCGTCCAAGCCTTGATCGTTTGGTGCGTTCAACTAAAGACGTTGAGGAAGCCCAGAAATTACAGACTCTGGCATTAGATATTGCTGCAGGTACTGGCAAGGATTTAGGCGCAGTATCTGAGGCGCTAGGCAAGGCATACGATGGCAACCTAGGAGCCTTAAAGCGTTTAGGCGTTGGCATCGATGAGGACATTATTAAGTCCAAAGATTTCGATGCAGCAACTGCAGCTCTTTCAGATACATTTGCAGGACAGGCAACTGCCAACGCTGAAACCTTTGCTGGAAAGATGGATCGGTTAAAGATTGTCTTTGATGAAGGCAAGGAGACAGTAGGCTCCTTTATTCTCGATGCCATTACTCCAATGGTCACTTTATTTGTGGACAAGGTTGTCCCAGCCATCCAAGATATTTCGGACAAGGTTGGAACAAAACTTGGTCCAGTTTTTACAGACTTAGCAAAAATATTTAAGGACGACATTGTTCCAATTATTGAAACTTGGTGGGAGTTTCTTTCAGAGACCGTCATTCCAGGTATTACTGCATATGTAACGCCAATTATCGAGGGACTATTCGATGCATTTGATTCGATTGCAACTGCTATCGAGGACAATGAAGAGAAGTTAAAACCACTTTTCAAGTTATTTAAGTCAGTTGCCGAGTTCGTAGCCGAAACACTCGCACCTGCTTTGGGAGAAATCCTAGGCGCAGCGGTAAAGGTAATCGGCAAGTTGATAGGCGGTTTGGTTGGTGGCTTTGCCGATCTGGTTGGTTTTATTACTGATGTGGTAAACGGCATCAAGAGCATCATAAATCTGGTTAAAAACAATCCAATCGTTAAAGGTATTGGCGGATTGATTGATAAAGTCTTTGGTGGCGGTAAAGCTGCAGGCGGTCCGGTAACTGGTGGCACAACCTACCTAGTAGGCGAGAAGGGTCCGGAACTCTTTACTCCAGGATCTAACGGAACCATCATTCCAAACAATCGCCTAGTTGCTGGAGGCGGTAAGGGTGGAGGCGTAATTAACATTACGGTAAACGGCGCCATCGATGCTGAGGGAACTGCCCGTCAGATTGTAGACATTCTTAACCGAGCCACGGCACGCGGTGGGTCAGGCTCAGGAGCGTTGGTTTACTAATGAGCCAATGGACTCCCGAATGGCAAGTGACCATTAATGGCGGTGGGGATTACACCAACCTAACCCTTGCTAACCTGACAATCACCTCAGGGCGTACCGATATCTATTCACAGCCTTACGCGGGCTATTGCAGCGTTAATATCATTAACCTGGATCAATCGCCTATCGTGATGGATATCAACGACCAGATAACAATCAAGGTTAAAGACTCATCTGGCACATTCATTAACCTATTCGGTGGGTTCGTCACAGACATCGACGTAGAGGTCACTCAAGCCTCATCTACGGCTATTTCAGAGTCCATCCAAGTAACGGCAATGGGTGCGCTCTCAAAGCTGCCTAAGGCGCTTACAGAGGGCGTTTTGGCTAAAGACTTTGACGGAGACCAGATTTACACGATTCTAAGTGAAGTCCTGTTTAGCACTTGGAACGAAGTACCAGCAGCTTTAACCTGGGCAACTTATGACCCAGCAACAACCTGGGCAGAGGCTGAGAACTCTGGATTAGGTCAGATTGACCAACCAGGCGATTACGAACTTACGGCAAGATCGTCCGAGATTACTGACGTGTACAGCCTAGTAACTGCATTGGCTACCTCAGGGCTTGGCTACCTTTACGAGGATGCCGAAGGTCGCATCGGATACGCCGATAGCACTAGACGCAGCTCTTACCTTGCTGCAAATGGTTATGTGGACTTAACTGGCAATCATGCTCTGGCTCGTGGCATTAAGACCGAAAAGCGCTCAGGCGATGTTCGCAATAACGTCACAATCTCCTATAAGGCAAACGCTACGGAATCGGCATCAGATGCAGCATCGATTGCCACTTATGGGCAACAGGCTTACAACATCTCGACATCATTGGAAAATGGCGCTGACGCTTTGTCTCAGGCTCAATTTTATCTAACCCTTAGAGCCTTTCCTCAGGCTCAGTTTAGATCCATTACTTTCCCATTAACTAGCCCAGAAATCGACGACACAGACCGAGACTCATTGCTCAATGTGTTTATGGGCTTACCTTTAAACATTACGCAGTTACCAGCAAATATCACTAACGGCGAGTTTCAGGGCTTTGTTGAGGGTTGGACTTTCACGGCTGGGTATAACTCGCTTTACTTAACTTTGACCGTCTCACCTACTGCCTACAGCCTCCAGGCTATGCGCTGGAACGGAGTGCCGGTGACCGAATCATGGAACACAATTAACCCTGGACTCGACTGGATTAACGCTACAATAGTAGCCTGATATAAGGAGAAATATGGCAAGCACTACCAATTTTAACTGGAGCACTCCAGACGACACGAGTTTGGTTAAGGACGGCGCAGCTGCTATCCGTACACTTGGCAATTCAATCGATACATCTTTCGTCGATCTTAAAGGCGGAACGACCGGACAGGTTTTATCTAAAGCATCAAATACAGATTTAGATTTTAGTTGGGTTGCGGATGCTTCTGGTATTCCTGCAACAATCTTTGATGCTAAAGATGACATCATTGCAGCAAGCGCAGCTGATACGGCTGCACGTTTAGCGGTAGGCACAAATGGTCAAGTTTTAACGGCGGATTCGACCGCAGCAACAGGCATTAAATGGGCTTCTACAAGCGCACCAAGTTTTAGCGGTGTATTAGTCACTCGCACAACAAATGTTTCATTAGCCAACAGCACAGTGACTACAATCGATTTTACGACGGAAAAATACGACACAGATGCATTTCATGATAATGCAACAAATCCATCACGTTTAACCGTACCGTCCGGAAAAGCGGGTTATTATTGGGTCTATTGTACGTCAGTTTTTGATGATCCAAGCGCAACAGGATCGCGTTTGACTTACATCACCGCAAACGTTTCAGGTTCAGATGCAAATTATTATGCGGCTGGGTCAGGTAACCCAGTAAATCAAGGCGACATTTATCACAGTTTTGGAATTGCGATTTATTTAGCCGTTGGTGATTACGTACGTTTAAGAGCACTTCAATCATCTGGCGGTGCGTTAGATTACATTGGTGACGGCGTTGTTTCTCGTTTCGGCATGTATTACATTGGAGCATAAAATGAAAATAAAATTGACAAAGCAAATAAACGGCGAGCAATTGGTAAAGGAATTACAACAGGCTGCCGTAACACTTTCAGATTTGCCAGTTATTGAAAATGAGTTTTTAATTTTGGAAGTAAATCCAAAAGATGAAACCAAAACGAAAACAGTTTATGACAACCATGTGGCGGAAGATTGGTCAATTAAAAAAGCCGAAGCGCGCCAAGCCGTAATTGATAAACTAGGTTTAACCGCTGATGAAGTTGCTGCGTTGCTTG